CGTAGCACTTCAGACCGCTGCTGATACTAACGAAGCCACCATACGGAAGTTAGAACAGCAGATGAAGAAACAGGCGCAGGAGTTTGCAGCCCTTACTAAACGTAATAGTAAGTTAGAAAGTGATAAGACTAAGTATGTAAATATGGTCAAACGGCATAACTTAACGCAAAGAGCACAAACGGAAGCAGCAGAATTAGAACCAAAAGTAAATAGAGCGACGGATAGAGTATTCCGTCAAGTGGAAGCAGACAGCAGGGAATTAGATGAAGCGGACAGCACTAGCAGCGAGCGTGCTTACGATAGCACTCAGTAGTGGATGTAGTGTATTACCGAAGGTAGATTTTACACCTCCAGAGCCAGTAAAAGTAATAACAGAGGAAGTAAAGATTGATATTTACCAGCCTCCTCTGCCTCAAGAAATACAGCTCGAAGATGTAAAGTTTTTTATAATCAATAAGAATAACTACGACCAAAAAGTAAAAGAAGTAGAAGAACTATTGGGCGGGGACTTCGCAGTCTTTGCTCTTATGCCTACAGGATATGAAGCTATGGCATACAACCTGCAAGAGTTACGCAGGTTCATACGTCAACAGAAAGAGATCATTCTCTATTACAGAAAGGCTACCAATGCAGCAGATGAAGCAGAGGAGTGGCTAGAGAAGAATGATGAGTAGATTTCTGAACTGGTGGAAAAGCCTGTTTAGTGAGCAGTATAAGTTGACAATCTATTTTGCAAGTGTGACAGGCATAGATGAGAAAGGTAAAGCCCTGTACACTCGCACACCAAAGTTTTATGAGGTTAGCGAGGTTATTAGTATGAAACCTAACCTGATAAAATTTAAAGACACAAGTAAGCAAGTAGTAGAAATTAAATCACATGAGCCTATGAACTGGGACTTAGTAAAGGTGGAAGAATGATAGACCTAGACAACTTATATGGCTCATGGAAGTACAAGAGAATAACAAGGGAAGACATAGCCAACGCTATTCTCAAGATGAATAAGAATTACGAGGAGAAGCAGAATGAAGAATTACGAGATCGAGATGCAAGAGGACAGACTCAAGTTTCAGGAGAAGAGAATTGATGATCTTGAAGCTAAAGTATTGTCCCAAGCGGAAGAAGTAGAAAAACAAAGAAAGCAGATCGAAGGGTGGATTAAACGCCACTTATTAGATCCGAACGGGAAAATGATGTGAACAGAGAAGCAGTTTACGAACAGCTAAAGATTGATGAAGGAGTGAAGTATGAAATCTACAATGATCACCTCGGCTATCCAACCTTTGGAGTCGGTCATCTTATCACGGAGAGTGACGAGGAATATGGAAGGCCAGTTGGAACTAGAGTTGACGAAGAGCGAGTCAGGGACTGTTTCGAGAGAGACTGTAGCATTGCCGAAAGAGAATGCAATACTCTATACGGAGAAGGGAGTTTTGGAGATTTCCCAGACGAGGTCCAGCAAATCTTGGTTAACATGATGTTCAACATGGGCAGACCCAGACTGTCCAAATTCAAGAAGATGAATGAAGCCATAGAGCAGAAAGACTGGAAAAGGGCTGCCGTAGAAGGACGAGACTCACAATGGTATCGTCAAGTAACAAATCGAGCAGAAAGATTAATGACTAGAATGGAGAACGTTAGCTAGTGAATGTAAGTTTAGTTGCTATGAGCACACCGAGTGCGAGTACAGGGTGTCGTACAGCGGATGAGTTCATTGCATATTGTGCAAGAGTAAGTAACCCTGATAACCAGAACAACAATAAAACAGCGGCTGGTCTGATTAAGTATCTAATCAAACATGGTCACTGGAGTCCCTTCGAGATGGTATCTATTACCATGGAAATTCAAACTACAAGGGACATTTCTCACCAGATAGTACGGCATCGAAGCTTCTCTTTCCAAGAGTTTAGCCAGAGATATGCTGTGTCTAATACTTTTGAAGTGAGAGAGGCGAGAAAGCAAGACCCCAAAAACAGACAAAATAGTATACGTTTGAGCATGGCTGACCCAGAGGACAGACAGATTAATGAAAAGTTTAGCATGGCTCAACATAAGCTGATACGAGTAGCAAGAGACGCGTACGAATGTGCACTTAATAGTGGTATTGCGAAAGAGCAAGCAAGAGCCTTGTTACCAGAGGGTCTCACAGGCACAACTTTATACATGGCAGGAACACTAAGGAGTTGGATACACTACTATCAGTTGAGAAGCGCAAACGGCACACAAGAAGAACACGCAGCTATTGCAAAGAGATGTTGGGAAATAATAGGATCTCACTTCCCAAGTGTAAAGGAGGCTATTGATGGAGAGCATGTATACATGGCTTAGTTTCGCCTTTATATGCAGTATACCTTTTATCTTACTTATAGGGGGAATATATGGTGACTACAGGGCAACTGGTAAGTTTCCTTGGCAGGAAGGCTACGACGTTAAGTGCTTTCATGTCAAAAAACCTAGAGGAAATATGTAAATATTTCTTGACTTATAGTGCGTCTTTTAGTATAATATTTATATGAATATTTTTATACTTGACGAAAACCACGATAAGTGTGCAGAGTACCACGTTGACAAACACATAGTCAAAATGCCTTTAGAGGCCGCTCAAATGCTGTGCACAAATCATTGGATAGATAAGTACCTAGGGTTCGTTCCTAGGAAATTGAACAAAGAAGAGCTAGCAGTAATTAGAAAGCAGAAGAAAAATGAACCAAGAGACTTCCCCTACCTCCCGACTATGGAGAACCATCCTTGCACTATATGGGCTAGGACTAGCCTTAGCAATTATGAATGGCTTTTTTGCTATGCACTGGCCCTCGACGAAGAGTACGGATATAGATACGGCAAATCGCATAAAAGCGTGCATGAAGTCATACTCAGACTACCAGAAATTCTACACTTACGAAGAGATGGACCAACTCCTTTTGCTCAAGCTATGCCAGATGGACTTAAAGGAGAAAACGCAGTAGAAGCCTATCGTAGGTTCTATCACAAAGACAAGGCTACCTTTGCGTCATGGAAGTACAGAGACAAGCCACATTGGTGGAATGAAGACGAAGCAGACTATGAGGAGAGAATAACTAGATGAACGAGCCTTATAATGGAATGCACGAGGATGAGTTCTTTGACTGGTACATACAGGTAAGTAGTGCAATAGAAGAAGGTGTTTCTGAGGGTGTAATAATCCAACACTTGAGAATGAAGGGAGCACCTGAGTGGGTAATAACTAGATTACAAAGCTATGATTTACGTAAGGGAATTTAATGGGTGGCGGAGTAGATTTTGAAAAGGTAAAGGAAATTATGGAAGGTAGAAAATATGATGGAGACAAAGCAAAGTTATACCTACTTCCTCCCAAGTCTATACTTGAAGTAGGAAAAGTATTGACATATGGAGCAGAGAAGTATGACCCAGAGAACTGGCGTAAAGTAGATGATCTACAGAATAGATACACAAGTGCAGCCCTCAGACATATCTTTGCACACATAGACGGAGAGGCAGACGATCAGGAAACAGGATTATCACACTTAGCTCATGCTATGTGTTGTTTATTATTTAAGTTGGAGGACGAATTACTTGGCAAGAGTGAAGAAGAAGGAACACGAGAAACTTACACAGGACAATATACAGCACGTTATAAACCTTTTAAGCTCGGAGAAACCGATAACGAAGAAGGAAGCCTGTGAGATACTTAACATATCCTATAATACAACTCGTCTTAATAGGATAATAGAAGATTTTGAAGATAGGAACAAGTTCAGAGCGAAGAGAAAAGCTCAGTTAAAAGGCAAACCTGCGAGTAAAGAAGAGATAAAATTAGCTATTCAGTCTTACTTGCGTGGCGAATCTGTGTCTGAAATATCTCAAGCAATGTATCGCTCTGCGGGGTTTGTGCGAGCCATACTTGACCGAGTAGGAGTTCCAACACGACCTGTAGCTATAGAAGAAAGAAAAGGTTGTGCGTTTCTCCCAGATCAGTGCGTAGCCGAAGAGTTCACGAACGGAGAAGTAGTGTGGTCTGCATTCTACCATGCTCCCGCTATAGTAGTAAAAGAATATACCGATCCGATGTATCAAAAGAAGTACGCAGGCAGGTGCTATGGCATATATGTTCTGGAGGAAAGTCAGACACTAAATGTTGGAGGATATCATGGAGCTTCAATAGCATATGATCTCGGTAAATTAACTCACTTGGAACAGCATGGAGTTGATATTGGAAAAATATAAAACATCAGCAGGAAACTGGAAACAGCAAATCGGCTGGGATGAAATAGATAAGTGGAAGTATGAAGAGGGTTTGAGTTATAAAGCAATCCGAGATAGGTGTATTGAACTATGTGGGAGTGCTCCGAGCAAGGGTTCCCTATCTCCTCACTTCAATGAAGTAGTGAAAGAAAACCTTCGACAAAGACAGAGAGTATATAGAGCAGAAAATGTCAATGTTATATTAGGAAAAAAATTAGATCAGTTTTGGAGGCATACTCCTCCTATAGAGCTACCTACGATTACAGAAAGTGTAAGAGCTAAAGAGAGAGGAGCGACAAAAGCTTTAGAGTTCTCTATATCAGGAAGAATTAGTAGATTTTGTAGTAAAGGAGAAAAAGTGAAACGTTTATATAGAGACTGTAATTTTACAGTACAACAACTTTTAGATAGTTGGAAAGGAACTCAAAACTATGATGAGGATAGTCACAATTTAGAATGTGCTATTTGTGGAGGGTCTCTAAATATAGTTAATGATCTATGGCATATGGATCATATAGACCCTAGAGGTAAGAATACCCTTGAGAACTGTGCTGCTACACATAGAGTGTGTAATCAAATGAAGTCAGACCTATCTCAAGAAGAGTTCCAAGAGCTAGTAGCTAAGATAAATAATTTTAACCAATCTAAAAATATTTCTTGACACATATGTTAAATAGAAGTATAATATGTATTATAAAAATTAGGAAACCAAATGGGCGACCGATTTTACTTTCAACAACAACAAAGATGGGGTAAACGCAGAATGGCGTGGACAGACGAAAAGAAAGAAGAAGCAATAGAACTTTATCAGGATGCAGATCCAACACCTGAAACTTCTATGGAAATAGTGAAAGACATTGCGAATGATTTGGGTGAAAGCCCAAATGGAGTTCGTATGATACTGACAAAAGCAGGCGTCTATGTAAAGAAAGCGGCCGCTACAGCGAGTGGTGGTGGGACTTCCTCCGCTGGTACACGCGTATCTAAGCAGGCAGCACAAGAAGCCCTGATAGCGGCAATTACAGACAAGGGCTTAGCAGTAGACGAAGACATAATATCTAAACTGACTGGCAAAGCCGCTCAGTATTTTGCTGGCCTTTTGGCCGACTAGTACCTTTCCTCGGGTGAGACTCCCGAGGGTTTCTTTGTTTCTTAAGTATAGGACAGTAAAAGATTTTACCCACCTAACTAAGGAACATCGTGAAGAAGGAAGAACTAGCCAAACTTGTTGACGAGTATGGCGATGCTATCATTACTTATCGTAGTGAAAACTCAAAGAAACTAAAGTACAACGTATGCACGTTAGATTTTAGTACCAAATATATTCGAGACAAGAAAAACAGAGCAAAAGAGTCCGATCAAACCCTGCTATTATTTTGCTGGGATACGGACTCTTATCGCTTGTTGAAACCTAAGAATGTAACAAGCGTAGTACCGCTTGCATCCGTACTGAAGAACGACGTATGATACAAATACATGAGCCTAGCCCAGTTTACGAACACGTAATCCACTATGACGAGGAGAAGCAAGTACAAGTGCGAGTCTCCGTAAATACTTTCAAGGAAGTAGAGTACCTACATATACGGAAGTATTACATGGATTTTGAAGAAGAATGGAAGCCTACTCCTGAAGGGATAGCTATGCCAATAAACTTCAGTAACTCCCGAGAACTATTTCGTGCATTGACAGAGATTCTTTCCCTTGCAGAGTCACGGGATATTATAGAGGAGAATTTCCAAGACCTTATAGATGATGTGTACAAACACGACAATGATGGGCAACCAGATGAAGCACAGGAGTGGCATGACTTTGACCCCGATTGCTAAAAATAATTCTTGACTTTTGTTCCCTTTTCTAGTATAATATATTTATATGAGTGAGAATACCAATCCAAAATCCATAGCAAAACAATACTACGAGGGTGGTAACAGTCCTTTGACTGATCCCGAGTGGGATGCTTTGTATACAGGTTTGGAGGAGATCGGGTATACGCCTGAGTCTGGTGTCAAGCACTTGTATCAAATGTATTCGTTAAAGAAGACATTTAGCGAGGACGAGTTGGAAACTTGGCTTCGTGTAACTCACGAAGGCGAGATGATTACTTGCTCCCCAAAACTAGACGGAGCTGCTGTCTCTGTCGTATATCGAGAAGGACAGCTGTATTCCGCACTAACAAGAGGGAATGGAAAGATAGGTCTTGACATTCTCAATAAGATGCGATACCTTGTACCTCCTAAGATAAACTTCTTGACGAAAGAAGTACAGATTGATGGAGAGGTTGTTGCTCCCATATCTATACCCAATGCAAGAAATTATGCAGCGGGGTCGTTGAACCTAAAAGACATAGAAGAGTTCAAAACTAGAACTAATGAACTCCGCTTTGTCGCTTATGACATGAGGCCACATAACTTCACAGATTCATGGGCAGGGGTTCTCAGTGTGATTAGCGGTGCGTTCGATATATCAACTGTACTGTCTGTAGATGCTTCTTTGTATCCGCAAGATGGTAAAGTTTTCCGTATTGATAACTTAAACGACTGGAATAGAGAAGGATTTACAGCACACCACCCAAGGGGTTCTCTTGCTTTCAAAGAACAGAAAGCAGGTGAGATTACCAAGCTAATAGATGTTGAGTGGCAAACAGGCAAGTCTGGCGTCGTTACACCAGTAGCAATTCTAGAGCCTGTGATGATCGGGGATGCTGTCGTACAGAGAGCTACCCTACACAATATGGCTCACATCGAGCAGTTGGGACTTGAGATCGGATGTCAAGTCGAGGTCATACGAAGCGGAGAAATCATCCCGCGTATTGTCCGACGAGTTGACTAAAAATAAATCTTGACACGGAACCTAAATTTTCGTATAATATATTTTCAATTTCAGAGGAATCTTTATGCAAGCTATACAAGCACCAGAATTTTGCCCCTCTTGTGAATCTTCACTTGAGTGGAAAAATGATATGCTGTATTGTGTGAACTCTCTATGCCCTGCACAAGTGCAGAAACGGATAGAGCATTTTGCAAAGTCGCTAAAGATTAAGGGGCTTGGCCCCAAGAGCATTGAGAAGCTAGGCCTAGGCTCTTTTCAGGCTATCTACGATATGACTTACCTAGAGATTAGAGATGCTCTCTCCTCTGAAAAATTGGCAGTAAAACTATTGCAGGAAATAAAGCACTCAAGACGAGTTTCATTGAATACTTTACTTCCAGCATTTAGTATTCCGTTGATCGGAAAGACAGCAGCAACCAAACTGTCCGCAAAGCTCAAGAATCTTCTTGATCTTGACGAGGACAAATGTACAGTCGCAGGTCTTGGGCCGAAAGCAACAGAAAACTTACTTAACTGGTACAACTCGGAAGAGTATGCAGAACTGAAAAACCTTCCCTTTGATTGGGAGTTTGAATCATCCACAGTTGCAAATGAAACTAAGGGTGCAGTATGTATTAGTGGTAAACTTTCGAGCTTTAAAACAAAAGCAGAAGCAACCAAAGCCTTATCTTACGCAGGATATCAGGTTAAAAGCTCACTGACAAAGGATGTAGTATTTCTAATAAATGAGTCAGGTATAGAGTCTGCTAAAACTAAACAAGCCCAAGAAAGGGGCATAACAATTATAACAAGTCTAAGTGATTTGATAGGAGAATAAAACTATGGCAGCATTGCCTAAGTGGACAGACGAGCGTACCAGCGAGCTCACAAATTTCGTTGGTGATGAATCCCCAGTATCTCAAGGTACTGTTGCAGAAGCAGCAGACCAGCTTGAGACTACTACACGATCAGTTTCTAGCAAACTGAGAAAGATGGGCTATGAAGTAGAGCTAGCCTCTGCTAAGAGCAACAGAGCATTCTCTGAATCTCAAGAAGCCACACTCTCTGCTTTTGTTTCTGACAACAGTGGTGAGTACACCTATGCTCAGATTGCTGAGAACTTTGAAGGCGGAGCATTTAGTGCTAAGTCTATTCAAGGTAAGATTCTTTCTATGGAACTTACCGATCATGTTAAGCCAGCACCCAAAGTAGAAAATGTACGAACGTACTCTCCCGACGAGGAGTCTACTTTCATCTCTATGGTCAATGACGGAGCTTTCGTTGAAGCGATTGCTGAAGCCCTTGATCGTAGCGTAAACAGCGTACGTGGTAAAGCTCTCAGCTTACTACGATCTGGCGACATTGACGCTATACCCCGTCAAGAACACACCAAAGGTTCTGCGAAGAGCGATCCTCTCGAAGAACTTGGAGATGTGTCTGATATGACAGTTGAAGCAATCGCTGAAGCGATTGGCAAAACTGCCAGAGGTGTAAAGACTATGCTTACACGCAGAGGTCTTACCGCATCTGATTATGATGGAGCCGCAAAAAAAGAAAAAGCTGCTTCCTAAATTATAGTGTTAATTTACAGCCGTGGTGAGGGGTCATCACGGTTGTACTCTTTTCGGGGGAATCGTTGAATATAGCTAGTGCTTATCTAAAGCAAGTCTTAGACCTGCAAGACTTCGAGTCTTGGTCTAGCACTCGCAAGCATTATTTGCCTTCTGCATACCATCGTCTCTTTACTGAGATAGATAAACATTGCGAGAAGTTTCATCGACTCCCCACCTTTGAGGATCTCAAGTTCGAGATTCGAGACACATCTACCAAAGAGCTTCTCTTTGCGATAGATGCTGTCGAAGTAGAAGCTGATCCCTTCATGCTTCTACAATACCTTAAGAACGAGTATACTCAGAAAGAGATACTACAGTCCCTTGAGGATTACGTTGACAACTCCATATCCTTCGAGGATGCGGAAGAGTCCGTAAATCATCTGCATCAAATAGTTCTTGATATCGAAGAAAAAGTAGAACTGCAAGAACCACAAGAGAGTATGCAACGTATTCCCTTGTTTGAGCCAGATGAAGAACTTGGAAAGTACCTGCCTTTGGGTCTTAACACAGAGCATGACCATGAGATTACGTTCTCCCCCCGAGACCTAATCTTGGTTGGCGGAAGACGCGGGGCAGGGAAATCTATCACCTGTGCTAATATAGCTAACAACGTATACAATTCTGGTAAGTCTGCCATATATTTCACGATTGAGATGGACAGTAGAGCAATACTTCAGCGGTGTTGTTCTATTGCTACGGGTGTACCATTCTCTCGACTCAGGTCAAAGAATCTGAGTGTTACAGAGTGGGAAGCCGTAGCAGGTTGGTGGGCTGGAAGATATAGTGATAGTCAGGAGAGACTGGCAGAGTACCGAGATCATCGGAACTTTGAGCAGTTTCATGATAAACTAAAAACTAGCTGTGAGCTTCTCCCAACTCAACAGCTAGATGTTATCTACGACCCCAGCTTGACTATCTCTAAGATACGCTCTGAACTTGACAAGAAAGTGAAAAGCAAGATGGACGTTGGCGTAATTATCGTTGACTACATCAATCAAGTCAAGCGTTCCAGTATGCCCTCTCGTGGAGGACAGTATGACTGGACAGAACAGATCGAAGTTAGTAAGGCACTCAAGAGTATGGCACAAGAGTACGAAACCCCAGTATTCTCGCCATATCAAACTGACGCTAGCGGTGAAGCTCGATTCGCCAAGGGAATACTAGATGCTGCTGATGCGGCTTACAGTATGGAACCTTGGGCACAGGAAGATAATTGTATTACCTTCAACTGTGTAAAAATGAGAGCAGCCGCTATGCGTTCTTTCTCCTCTACCATAGACTGGGAAAGCCTCAAGATTGGGCCTGATACAGCACTTACTCCGAAAGAAAGAGAGGACAATGACCAAAAAACTGGTGAAGACATAGACGACATCTAAAAATAGTTCTTGACATTTGTATCTATTTCTAGTATAATATATGTATTCTAAAAGTGGAGGTTTTATGATCGTGAGAGGAAGTATGAGATATTTACCTAATGGCAGAAAGAAGAAACCATTTCCTGCAAAACAAAACAGGGAGCGGGTGCAATTCATGCAGTTGCACAGAAAAGAGTCTGTGTTGCATACAGAAAACGAGTACCCTTCACACCCTATGACACCATATACACCCAAACCTAGGGATGACTGGAAAGTTCAGGCTTCTTCTGGGTATACTATTGCACCTGCGTATAACAAAGGTGCGTACCAAGTAATCACAGAAACTAACGTCAAGGATATCGGCAAGTAGTGTTGATGTGTTTTTTGTTAGTTGTGATTGTAAATGGAGAACCTGAGAATACGGCAGGAATGTATTTTCGTGACATAAACCGATGCAATTACTTCTCTGATAGAATCGAGCATGGTCTTCATGATCGTCGCCACCGAGGCTCTCAGACAGAAGTATCAGCGTATTGCACACCAGTAATGGTGTCAGAAGGAACTAAATTTTGGGACTAGAAGAAGAAAAGAAAATACCGCCTCGCGGCGCTCCTGTGTTCAAAGGGTGGGAGAAACAGTACCTACCTGATGAGGACGAAGAAGAAGAGGAAGTTACTACAACATCAGAAGAAGATGAGAATCCTAGCTGGTGAATGTAGTAAATATACTCGAAGA